TTCCGTTCTTCCTGTATAGGCTTATGAAATTATGTGCATGAGGGGGAAGCTTACAACTGGGTTTTAGGACTGACCCCATATAGCACTATTCTTGAACCTGCAGCCGGCTTAATATGGGTGACGGCTGCTCTCCCCGTTGTTCAAGAATAGTGCATCACTCCGAAGAGCAAGAAAATTCACGGGAAGGCAGCCGTCGTATATATATATGTGTGACTTACCTTGGGCAATAAAAAAGCCCCGCCAAAAAGGCTGAGCGAAAACCGTCGCCCTACGGAGTTGATTACAACTATTCTTGAACATTGCAAAGTTAGTCAATGTTTTTGAATTGACAAAGAAAAAAACATGGAAAATATTCCAGTTGGAACATTTTCCATGTTTATGACAATAAATGAATGGATAAAGCGTTATATTTGCAAAAGGAATACAATAATGACTATGCTCGACCTTATTCGGAACATCATCGCATTTGTTGCTACATTCGCTGCCATCATGGCCGTGACGATGTGTGTTGCACACTTGTGCATCTCCGCATGCGTCGGCAAGATGGCGTTGACGCATCGCCAAGAAGCCCTAACTTTTTGGATAGGGATGGTGTTGGCAGCGGTGTTGCTTCCTTTTTACTACTTCCCCTGTTAGTATTTCTTTCTGTTGGCGTTTTGCGCCTTGTACAACTCGATAGAGGCTTTCATGAAATCTTCGGGCGTTTTTATTTTGAGCGTATCCAATGAGTTTTTAATCGATTGTTTCACTTCCCTGTCCATCTTACGGTCTAGATATTCGCTGTATGCGCCGAAGACCCCTTGTGTAGACAAGTCTATGTCGAAATTTCCATAATGCACTTTAAGCCCCCCGCCATTGATGAAGAGTATGCCGAGCGCGAGCAGTGCAAGATATGTTTTCTTTGACGAGACGAAATGCAGCATGCCCTTCGATTCCATCTGTACTTTCATCACGGTGTCTTTGGCAGTTCCCTCAATGTCGTTTTCTTGGCAGAACCTCTCCGTGAGACACATCAAGTTATAGAAGTCGAAAAAGGCGGATGCCGGCACCTCCTCGTCCGTGTCTATCTTCAGAACGACATGGGTTTCATCGTCCTTGTCGTAATAGTCCATCATGCTGTTGTCTATGTACATGGCATAGTAGTCTATGTTGGAGATCGCATGCCGCGAATTGAACATCATCTGCGCCTTGGGCGGTAGCGATCGTCTTGTTGTTGTACGCACCACTTCAATGGGAAGGCGTTTGGCAAACGCACATTCTTCTATGCGATTGTTCGTATTCGTCTCTTCATATACGTTCCCTCTCACTCGGCAAAGACTTATCTCGTGTGATGAATATCCCGGCAAAACAATCACGTCGCCGACACGTATCTGTTTGCAGAACCTGAGCAGCTGCGTAACTATCTGCCCAGGCTTCGGCATGTCACTATATATTTCGATTACACGACTCCGTAACTGGTTGACTGCGACATAATCCTCGGGGTTAATGGCTTCCAGTTCGCTTAGGGCTATTTCGTTGTAACCTATGGCAATAAAGCCTTTTTCTATGAACTCGTGGTAATATTCGCCTCCCATCGTCCTGACCATCCAATAGTGGACGTTGTGGGATACGTTAAAGACATAATCGTTGATGCGCTCGATTCCTGCTCCCATGAAATAAAAGTGTTCACGCATCAGGGGCGCATCCCTTCTGCGTGAACGTACAGCTGTATGTTTTTGTCCTCCCAATCAGGTATGCGCCCCGTCATAAGGAGGTTTGTTGTATACTTTCAAGCAAAAGTAGCACATTTTTTTCATGTGGGCAAAAATAAGCGGGGAAATATTCCCGCCCCTTGATTTTTACCAGCCATCCTTTGATTTTGCCGATAAAATGTTAAGCCCCTCACCTTTATAGGGGGTGAGGGGCAGGATGCGCCCGTAGGCTAGCGAGCGACTTTTGTCAAATGGGCAAAGAACGTCCCAAGCCTAAATTTCTATTGAGTCGGCAGCCTTGCGTATGCGATCGGCAAGGTCGCAAAGCGCACCTTTAAGTTGCGCCCGTTCCTCGGCGTTGAAGTCCGTTGGTTTACCGTTCCCATCAATTCCGTTGAACTTGTTATAGAACCACGAAGCGGATTTCGTGAAATAATCGCGCGCCAGAACTCCCCAGGATATCGCAACAAGGATGTCGTTCAGTTGGCTCTTCATCGTTGTGCGTTCCGTTACTGTCATATTTCGACCCATCTCTTATTTGTTTTTTAGTCCCTGTTCTTTGTTTATTGACAGAACAAAGGTAGTGTAAATTTTTACACTACGCAAATTTTTAGTATGTTTTTTACACTACTTTATTAATTTAACGTTTCTCTTCCCTTCCAGCAATTTTCAACTGTACATCTTAAACCCTTATATAATGGGAAACATAGGTATGCTTTATAATTTGGCCTATGGATTTTATAATTTCGTGTCCTACACTCCTACAATCCTACAATTATGTATTTTTCCTTGGTATGTTCAGCTTTTTTGTTTACATTTGCCACGTTTAATTATTACACACATGAAAAAGACATTATTACTATTATTCGCGGTTTCTACCGCATTATTCGTGGCCTGCCATAAGAACAGCCCCGAACAACCCCAAAAACAAGTTTACGACGGTCTGCGCCCCTTTCCCATCCGCGCTGCCCAGGGCACACGCGCATACATATATGGCGACATGCTTACGGGCAAACAAGTGGTGCAGCAGACGTGGGCGATGAGGGGTACTACCCCTGATGGCACTAAAGTTGGTGACAAAAGCTTTACCGCTGAGATGCGCGACACCGTGAACCCTGCATTAAAGCTGTTGATGAAAGATGTGGTTTACACCACCACGCAAGATGACACGCCTCTGCTCGAGGGTTTTTTCCTTACGTTGCGCGATGTGGTGTTCGTCAGGAACCTACACATTGAGAAGGGGGACACCACGTTCTGCGGATATGAAAAAGATTATAGCGGGTCAATACAGCGCGTATCAAAAAAAGATACCGTTGCATACGTGCCTAACGCGCAATTGGAGAAAGCCGAACCGCTGGTGCGTGCAGCCTTTGCCAAGGGCGACTACGAGCAATGCTATAAGATATTGCAAACGGCTTACACATTTATCCCCATCACAGGCGCACAATGGCGAAAGCTGAAAGCCCAGAAGAAAAATTAAGACGAAAAAGCCCCACCTCCGCAATGAGGTGGGGCTTTTCTTTTATGCGTGGTTTCGCCCTATTATAATAATGTCTAGCCCCACGTGCGTGGGTTCGCCTCCATTTATTTCCACTACCCTGAAATCACAATACTTGGCCGTCTTTCTCCAAACCACAGCCGTACAGCCCGTACTATCGCCGTTTACGTTGGCTATGGCCACATAGTTGGCACCACATGGCAGTTCATCCTTAAAGAGAACTCTAGCCACACGCCTGCCATCAGATTGTACATATTGTAGACTTGCCTCCTGAACAAATTCACCCCACGCATTGCTAACCGTTCCCCATCGGTCAATCGTCCCCGCTAGCAATATTCCTGGTATGTTCATATTGCCGAACGCATGTAGTTTGCCATCGCGCACGTAAACAGCCTGCTTACCACTTTGTATGGACGCAAAGCCATTGTGGGCAAGGTTAAGAGACTGCATGCCTGAGACATAATTAATAGTGATTTTTGTTCCTTTGAACACCACAGCTCCAGTATTTACATTTACGCCAGGACTGACACTTATCCGTATTTTCCATCTACCCTTAGAGAGTATGGTTTTTCCCGACACAGCGGTGTCGTTCCACGTATAAAATAATCCGTCGTCCCTTCTGTATTTAACAATTCCGCCATATATCTCTGTTCGTGCTGTAATAAATGAATTACCCTCACGTGTTTCAAGAGATATAACATTTCCATTATCGGCATTAACAAAAGCCACCGACCAGCCAAGGCCCTTCGACCAAGTTTCTTGTGTTTTCTTCGCCAATTCTTTGGTGCTATATCCATCAATCCGTACAGGAATAGCATAATGCACAAAACTATTATTGTTCATTACCTCAAAAGTTTCTGTGTAAGCATGTGGATTACTAACAGGATCAACATTTACAGTGGAACCGCCCAACGTTATTTTTCTTTCAACATCTGCGTTTTTAAACAGTTCGCTATCTGTAGGCAACACTTCGGGTGTTATATTGATGCGCGGTTTACCCTCGTGGTCGATAATATTTACGCTACCATCGGCAGCGATGCCAAGGTTGCCAAATTTGGCGCTGCCATCGAAGTTGATGTACGACAGGGCAGTTTCTTCGTTCGTTCCGAAATTCCTTACGCCTGCGGCCAGGGCGTGCATCTTTTGCCGCAGACCATTAAGATAGGCCGTCACCTGATTACCGTCTTTAGCCGCCATCAGACCCGCAATCACCAATCCGCCATCTATCATTGTTTCCATACTTCGCAACACATTCATTAGATACTGCGCTGTTGAGAGTTGCGGATTCAGCTTTCCGTTTTCGGCAAACAGTGGTACAGTAGCGTTGTCGTTTTTGAACATCGTCCTCCCATTCAGTTCAATGCGTTCGGTATCGATATCTAGGCCTGCGCGCTTCATTGCACTCCGAAGTGGCACAGTGTGCCATTCGGGACATTGTTCACCCAACACTAATCCTGCAGAATGTACCTGCACGGTTCCTTTGAGTGAGTTGAGCCCCAAGGCCGAGACACCATTCCACAGACGGTTATTAACGTTATAGAAAGAAGTGTAATATTTTTTCCAGCCATTACCTAAATCTATGCAGTGCGCCTTATTATTTAAGAAGGCATAAGAGCCTTTGTATTCGTCGTCATTATTCCATCCGCCAAAATTCCATAAGGCATTGGGCGATATTTGTCTCATAACAACAAACATGGTGACGGATTGATTATTGAGTTGCTGATAATCTGGCGCATCAAACACGAGTTGGAAATTTCGGCCAAGATCAGATGTTAATTGCATCACGGTCCCCATCTGCGAATCTTCAACGACCTCGCTATCTATAACTTCCCCAGGGCTAGCATCTGCTGCCATAGTAGGAGTAAACCAATTACGCTGTGGGTTATAGTTGTAGGGCAGCCAGTGTACGGGCATGGCACCCTGCACTAGGCACACACCAAACACCATACCATTAGCCCCTGGCATGAGTCGGAATGGTAAAAGCCTTTTCAGCCCCTCGATTGTGGTATTGGTTTTAAATATCACCCAATACCATTGCCATTCGTTGGCTAGTTGAAATTGGCTGTGACCGTCGCTATTTTCGCTTTCAAAGCCCTGCGAGTTAGTGCTGTTTTCGCATGCTTCTGGGTATAAGAAGACTCTTGCCTGTCCCTGCCCCTTAGCCCAAAATGAAAGACTATAATACGTATTGGGTTCAAATTCAACTCCCTGCCATTCCAACACATCGACATAATCATCGGATGCTGTAGCAGAAGCCACTGTAAAATCGGCCTCCATGCGATGATGCAGCGTAACACCAGAACCTAGAGTACAGGGTGATACCAGCGTTTTGGAACTAGGTAACATATTGTACCTGTGTTGTGTATTCTGTGTTATCTGTGCCACAATGCGCTGTTGTTGCACAGCCAATTTTGTCATGGTTTCCTGTCGTAAGTCTTCAGCCTGCATCAGCGTGGTAACATTCTGCTCTAGTTTGTGATTTGCAGTTTCGATGCGTGCCACAACGCTGAGAACATTCACTTGCACAGACAATCGGCCTTTGAATGTTTGCCCATTGGCCGATGCAGAAAAGTCAACATAAGCACTACCATAGGAGTATTGTGTAATTGGATCGACAGAAATACCTGTAATACGAATAACGCTGCCCGACACTTGAGCCGAGCAGCGCACTTGTTGAAGAATGCTGACGGTAGGCGCAAACAGGAGTGTCCCTTGCATAAGCTGCACGGTACATGTGGCTTTAGAAAAGTTATGTACCAGTCCATCGGTCTCGGTATCGAGCACAATATTTGCGGGATTGAGTACCATTGCCATACCAGGTTTGCCGTTAGTTCCATTAGTGGGTGCACGGCGTATCACCACCCTATTTTTTGCCTTTATCGTCATTCTAGTAATAAATAGTTTGTTTTGATGATATTGATTATTGTATATGGTGGGGGTGGACTGACGGCTTAAAACGTCAACCCGTTAAATTCTCAATCAAATTCGGCTTGTGCCTCGAAGGCGGTGAGTTGTCCATCAAGCAGGTGGACAGGCTTAATCAACACGGTGCGATTTGCCTTAGCCGATTTAGTTGCAGCGAAGTTTTGCGACAGTTCGCCAGCTGTAGTTGCGCTACCCACGGTCCAACCTGCAAAGTCGGCTGCCGAGGGTGCAAATGTTGCATCCTTAGCCCCGGCCTCGGTGCATCGCCAAAACCTAATGGTTTTACCAACGTAGAAGGCATCAGACATTTCCTTTCCACCCTGCCACAGCGAGAACACCAGTGGAAGACCCGCGCTGCCCGCACTCATGCTGTCGCCCTGTGGTAAGTCCAAGTTCAGTTCGAAAGGGTCGGTGGCATCGAGAACACTTACTACGGCCTGCGCTGTTTTACCATAAGTTGAACTAGACGCATCTACATCCTTAACAGTAAGCCTAATAGTGGCCACGTTAAGTACAGCTTTGGAGTTAACCGTTAGTGTTTGTGTGTTAACTCCACCAAAGAGGCTACCAGTGGGCAGTCCGCTACCAACTGGAGCCGTAGCAGCTATGATTGGATAGAAATTTCCATTGACGCCAGTTATCTCCCACTTGTATTCCACATTGGTGGTATCGTCTGTGGCTCCCCGCAGCATACGCCCCTTAAATGCTAGGTTCTTTACTTCATTATTCACGGTTTGAAAAATGAGAGATGGTGCATCGATGGCAGCCATGATAACGGTACCAGCATTCTCAACCTGCTGGAGCGTTAAGTTAGCGCTCACCGTAGTTTGCAACCCACTATCTTCTGCCCTATACACATATTCGCAACGTATGAGCGTGGTAGGTGTAGTGGGATTAGCAGCCAATTTTAGTCGATATTGCCCGCTGGTTTCAATGGTGTATCCATTTTGGCCCGAGTTGATTTTTGCTCCGTTAACGTACCACGAGCAGGTACCCTTCACCTGGTTAGTTCCGCCACCCCCACTAACAGTTAGCACCGGAGTGATATACAGAGGAGATGCCGGCTGTGTAAAGTCGGGGTTAAATGCTTTAGGGTCTTTACTCACCACCTGGGTAGTGGAGCGGTCTGGATTAAGTACGAAATTGAGTGTTCGCCCGTCAACAATGCGTTTGAAGACCACTCTGTTTCTAGCTCTTGCTTCTGCCATAATTTATGTTTTATTGTGGGAACTCCACAGCATGAGAAGCGTGTACAGTTCCATCTATATTATATAATGTGAAAACTATTGCTGTATTGCTTTCGGTAAGGTCGTCGGTGGTTATCTCCACGCAGTCTGTCCGGTCACGATGTTTCGCCGTCCATTCCTTATCGCCATCCGCGTCTTCTGATTCGCGCGACCAAACCATTTGTGAGGGGTGGAAAGAGGTCGTGAGGTCGGCATCGCCCTTCATCACTGTGACCTTCAGTTTGGCCACGAAGCCCTGCCCTTCTCGATAGAATATATCACCCCGCACAATATCAAGGCGCAGTTCCAGCGCAGGCTCACCTCTCTCACCCTTTTCACCGCGATTCACCTGCCGTTGCCATTCATCGTTGCCTAATTTAGGTTCCGATGTTACCTTCTTGCCTTCCGGTGCGACACATAGCCAAAGCGAGCCATCGTGCGAAACGCGATCGTAATAGGCATATGTCTCCGTTTGTCGCCAATAACCACGGTCAGCCACCATCGCCACCTTCGCACCGCTGCCCGATACGAGTCGGAAGAGTTGCGTATTGAACTCCACCCTGGTGGGCGAGACGATGGCGGTGCGCTTGCCTTCGAGCGTGTAGCCGTTTATGCCGGCATACCATATAATAGCAGGAGCGTCATCACCCGATACAAGAATTTGTATCATTGACTGTCGCTCTGGTTTCGTACGATGGCCCATCTGCACAAGTGTATCACCAATAGCCGGTGCATCGCTGCCTGCTTCGCAATCCTCACGTGACAGGTCGATGTAATCTTCACCTACGGCCATCACCCTGCGCCAGTAGTTCTTGTTGGCCACGTTGCGATATACGTCGTTGCGCACGTTGAACGTTTGACAGCGCGCCTGGTCGTCTTTTTCCCAAAGGTTGGTTGTGGCTGTGGTGCCATCATCTTGAAAGAAAAAGCATCGATAAACCCTGCATTGCGTTTCATCGGTCGTAATAAGACCGTAGGCATCAAGTTTTTGTACCTTAACTATTTTAGACCCACTCGAAGAGAAAACCATGTTGCCGCCTACGAACGAAAGCTTGCGCTTTTCTAATTCGTTAAAAGTGGCCTTACCCCAGACAACGAGATCGGGTATTGACAGTTTCCACCTGCCGCTTGCGCCACGGCCCAAGCCGAATCCCGCCTCGTTGATGGGGTCGAAGTCCACACTCTCCAACAATTTGTCTACTTTCAGGCCTTCCGCCAGCGTGAGTAGGGCATCGGCCACATCGGGAATATCCTTGCGCAATATCTTCTGCCAATCTGCACTCTTCTCCTCAAGGGCTTTGGCTGTATCGGCAACATCGGCCTGCCCAGCTGCAATTTTCTTCGCATTGAGTAGCAAGTATTGCCCCATCTGCGAGAGTGCATCGAGCGTACCTATGTTGGCGTGTGTATGCCCAACAGCACCATCGTTTTTATATCCAGCAACAATGGCCCGAGTAATATAAGCCGTGAGCGCAGCCACACTGGTGGTTCGCCACTCATTAGCGTATGGACTTTGAACTGGGAATAATGCCCCTTCACTTAGTTGTTGAGCAGGGAACTCAACTAAGCGAGGGGCGAGCGTAAAAGACCCGGATTCGGGTACGCTTATATTCAGTTCATGCACAGGCTCTGTGCGTGGCAGATTCAAGTAAGGCTTCGAGTCGGCATATTTGTAAGTAAAGCTATAACCTGTAGGGAGTTCATGTTCGGCATATGTCACCTCGCTGTCGGTAAGCACAATACGTCGCAGGTAGGTGTCGATGTAAACATACTTAACCAGCGAAGGAAAGAAATCGAGCAACCATTGTCGCTCGCGACGGTCTAGATGCCCCGTGTACTTTTTAAATTCTCGTGTGGTATCAACACGATATTCTGTGCTTACTCCCTCAATCTCTGCCACGTTATGTGTATGTTTAGCTATGCGTGATGCATGGCCAAAGGCACGAAAAGTATCAATGCCGCCAAGCGAGTTTTCGAAGAGTACCCATGTTTCCTGCTCACTTCGGATGTCTGTTGGGTAATACCGCTGCACGTAAGTTAAGCGCACACCCTGTGTATTTTCTATGTATATGTCGTAGTAGGTGGGATTTTGATCTAGCCTGCGCGCAATTATGGCATATTGTACAGGTATAGTCCAGGCCATTCCCCCTCGTAATGCACCCAGGGTTAGTTTTTTCATTTCCAACTCCCCATTAATGTCTACATAGGCCTCGCAACACACCACACAATCGCTAGCAGCGTAATATGTTAGAAATTCTGGTGTGTGATAAGTAACCGCCTTGGTGTTAGGTTGCCAAGTAAGGAAATTAGCGAGGAGAAATGAGTTGGCCGATTCTGCAAAGTGATCAACACCTGCCCTAACCACAGTAAACTCTAAGCTAGTGGCACGATCACCATCGGTGAAGAGTTCTGCTACAAACTTTCGTGAAATGCCAATTTGACGATAAGGCGTATCAGAGTCTAAGAGAACGAATTCGAACTGTGGCGAAAGCGCCTCAGTAAGGTCGATATTGATCCGATTGTCTACATCGGGCGTATAGCCATGCTCCAAAATAGTTGTATCCGTAGATGCCAGCACTAAACGCAGCGACACCTCCACCTCTGACGCTATGATGAGGTGCTTGATGTTACCAAGTAAGCTAAGTGTATCTGGTTTAAGAAGAATGTCCATAGCGAGTATTATTTTTTGCGAAATTACACGATTTAATTATGTGTGAAAAGGACATAGAAGTGTTACTTATTCATCCTCCATATATGGGAAAGTCCAATCCCAGCTTCCATTATTTCTTTTTGCTTTATCTAATTCTATGCAATCTAGCCACGTAACCTCCACCACGGCATGTTTAACCCTATCCATAGCCTCTTTAAAATTACGAGGTCCAATAATCGTGAAATTTTCTTCGGGAAAATTTCGTTCTCCACGTGCAGTTTTTTGTGCAAAAGCCTCACTAGGAACAGGCGGATAGAAGGTAGCGGGGCGCTTATCTCTGTCGGATATTCTTTTATTTAGCTCTTCGAATGGAATTTCACGCATGTCAGAACGCGCCACCCATGCATACTTCGATTTCATCCTGGGCATCAGTTCTATGAGCGTAGGTGAACTACTCAAGGGCATGCCTGGCAAGACGGTGCGAAGTTCGCTCTCTACGGGGTCGTTCTTCCCACCAAGGGTAAATTTCAACTTATTAAAAAGAAATGGAACTCCCCTTAGCGTGACCTTACTAACAGCTGGTAACGTCTGTTTCAAATGCTGATTAAGTAGCAATTTTACTTTTACCGTTTGCAAGGAATTGCGCAAAAGGAAATCGTATTGCCTATAAAAGCGCTCAAAGATACCCTCGCGTCCATTGTAGTGCAGTCCGTACTCAAAAATTTTGTACCTTGGCCATACCTGCATATCGTAGGCAGAGATTGTACCTGCAGGTTTATTAGAGGCTGACCGATAGGCAAATGCAAGCATCGGATGTAGTTTGTTTGCACCTTGTTTGTTTTCCTTTGACGTGCTATTGTCTTCGCCGTCCACCTCCATCTTCGAGTTTAGCGTGTTATACTTGCCTACATAAAGTAGCATTGCCAGCGATGTGCTATACGCACCATCCTCGGTTTTACCAGCAAAGTTTAATGTACGAAATTCAGGTATACAATCGGGTATTTCAACGGCGTGAGTCTCTGTCTCACCTCCCATATTGTAAGGTTGGGAAGCTTCTCCAATCTTAGTATTATAGCGCGTGGCTCCAGAGAATCCCTCTTTGCAAAAGACTCCACGGCGAGGATCAAAAAAAGCAGTGGCATTGGCTGACATCATCTTATCTAGACTGTCGTACCCTTCTTGTAATTCGCTTTCTACGGTATATTTAGAGGCGAGGGTTATACGTTTATAATCCTTTGTCGATTTATATTGCACAGTAGGTTCTGCTGTTAGGTAGTTGGTGAGGTCGGCCACGGGATGTTTATTAACCATATCTGCTAAGAATACCACGTCCACAGTGCGTTCTCCCTCATTTGTAACAAATTCACAACAAAATTTCTTTCGAAAAACAGAGAGAAATTCGAGACAAGTTACCTCAGGAACAAGGTCTGCCAACTTAATCTTTCCATTCACAAGCACATCGATAACATTGTTAATTAACACCATATTTTTGAATGGAATGGTCTGACTAAAAAAGTTATCATTGAGCTTATATCCAAACTTATTAAACACACGTGACAACACGTAATTAGCACGAATAAAAGGGCTGATATAATATCCTGGTTGTAGCGTCAAACGTATATTATTCACATGCTCTGTACGTTGTACAGCATTGTAAAAGTCACAATCCTCATCGGACTCATTGGGCAAAAACAAGTCAACTTCTATAGTTTTCCCTTTTACTCCAACCGTAATACGTTTTTCCTTACCAAAAGCATTGATTACTTTATGACTATATCCACCCTCCAATCCAGAATCATCGTCTACCAAGATTGGGAAATTCGCAAAGTGAGGGTCTTCGCCTTTACGCAACTTTCTACAAAAGTCGATACCCTGCGCCACAGTGTTAATATCGGGCACATATTCATTCTTGAACACATCTTTTAGTCGGATATCTTTCAGGCGACTATAAAACGAACCGTCGTTAACGTAGAAGGCCGTCGAGATGTTGCCCTTGGCCGTGGCCGATAGTACGCACTGGCGGCACTGAGCATAATATTGTCCATCTTGTATCACGGCGTCGAGCATCTGTTGCTTTTTGTTTGAGCCTAGCAAATGCGGATAATCTAGTAGGCGCAGATTGTGTTCCGAACAAGGAAGGTCAATTGGCACAGATACTTCACCGTATTCGTTAAAGAAGGGATTAGTGCGTTCAATCGATAGCTGTGCCGAGGGATAGAGCTGATAAGCCTCGCCTTTTTTAAGGTTGGTTATTTTCATTGCTTTTGTGCTATATTACGGTATTGTTGTTGAATTTTTTGACGCGCCTCGATATCATCAAGCGTTACAAACGAACGAATGCCATTCTCGCGCAGGTCGCGTAAGATAGCTATCAGTTCTTCGCCTGTAGTATTAGCTGCCGAGGTGGCCAATGTTGTTGGGGTAGGCGAAGGCTGTGGGCTGCTGTGCGTGGGCTGCGAAACGAAACCGCCACTGGCCAGTCCGCGTTGCATCATCACCTTGCGCAAGTCGAGCGTACGGATGTCGCCCGTGCGCTGCGCCTTATCGATGACGTCGATGAGCGGAGCTACGGTGGGGTTTTCCATTGCTGCGTTGCTGGCCACCCATTCCTTGCTGTGGCCTGCGGGTCCTTCGCCCACCAGCACCGTGGGGCGGTCCACATAGCCCCGGCGTTTGGGCTCGTAACTCGCCTTAAAGCGTTTGCCGTCTTGTTCGCGTTCAACATCGATACTGCCACCGCTTTCCAAACCTGTTGCCACGCGTGCGCCAGTGGCTGCCGAACCGGCCGATGCACCTTGCAGCGTCATTTTCTTCACCTTCTGCCGTTCGGCATTGGCCACGGCCAGTTGTGCAGTGCCTGCAACTGTCATGAGTGCGCCAGCTATGGCACCGCCGATAGGGCCAAGCTCACTAAAAGCCTTCATTACCGATACTGCCGTATTGACTATAATCTGCGATGCCTGTATGGCGAAGTTTACGTCGGCATACTTCTTCTGTATCTTCAACTTTTCGTTGGCCTTCTGTTTTTCCAATTTCTCCACTTGGTCGGCATTGCCCTGCGCCGCCTCTATTTCGGCATCGTACTTGGCGTCTACGTTGGCCATTTCGGCATCTTGCAGCTGCTTGACGGCCGTGCCGAAGAGGTTGCTGTAATAGTCGAACGATTGCTTCCACTTGTCCATCTTCATCTGCGCCACGGCCTGTTCGTATTCCTCCTGGGTTATCATCTGGGCGTCGAGGTGCTGTTTGAGCTGCGCCAGTTCGGCATCGAACAGCTCTTGTTGTGTGGCGATGCCGTATTGCTGGCGTAGTTGCAGTTTGTCTGCTTCGAACTGTTGCGTCATGTTAGCCATGGCCTGCTGCTGTTCTGCTTCGGTTGCTCCCTCTTGTGCCAGCTTTTCCTTGAGCTGGGCCAACTCGCGCTCGAATATCTCCTTTTGCGACACCAGCCCAGCACGCACACGCGTTTGGAAACGTTCTTCTTCGGCCTGTTGTTCATACTTGCGTATGATTTCGGCCTTGGCGCGTTCGTAAGCCTCAGTAAGTGCCTGGTCATCCTCGCCGTATTGGCGTGCCTGTTCTAGACGTGCTTTGTAGAATGCATCGAGCGAGGATAGCTGCAGGGCGTGGTCGGCCTCGCGCCGTTGCTCATCGGTCATGCCCTGGCTTTGCAGGGTTTTCAGCGCGTCGAAGTATTGCTGCCGTGTTGTCATCGACTTGTCTTGGAATGCCTGGTTGGCCCTTCGTTCGTTGGCTTGCTGCGCCAGGATGATGCGCTGCCGTTCGTTGGCGTCGGCCATGTACAGCTGCTTTGCCTTCTGGGTGTACTCGCATTCAATGTTCAGCACGTTGGCGGCATGCGCCACCTCGAGCATCTGCATGGCCACGTTGTATTCTTCCTGGCTTTTCTTCTTGTCGGCCAAGGCCTTTTTCAGCACGTTGGCACTCTCGTTGTATGCTGCTTCTTCTTTTGCCAGTGCCTGTTGCCGGCCGTTGTCGAAACCGTTCTTTTGTGCCTTGCCTGTCCCAGGCGCCTTAGGTGCTGTGTTGCGTGTGCCGCTTCCCTCAAGGCTGGCCTTGCGCCTTTCCAGTGCGGCAATTTGGCTGTCGATTTTCTTCAGCCCCGAGGTGTCGCCCACTTTGAGCGTAAGGCGTTCGGCCTTAAGGCGTTCAATCTTAGCCTTGATACTGTCGAGTGCGGCTCCCACGGTGCCCTTTGCGCCTTGCGTGCCTTCGGCCTTCGCCCCCGCCACGGCATCTCCTGCAAGGTCTTGCCCGTAACTTTTGAGAAAGGCCTGCTTTTCGGCTTCGGCCGCATTATACTTGGCCTGCGCGCCCGACACCTTGGCCTGTGCGCGGTCTACCACATCCTGTTTGGTGTTCCCCACTGCTCCCCAAGATGTTGTATAAGTGCTTCCGCCCTGGGCCGTTTGTGCGCCATTGAGTTCGGCGTTGGCCTTTTTCAGCTCTTCCTTGGCCAGCCATGCCTCCTTGGCCAGCTTGGCCAGCATGTCTTTTGCCCCCTCAATCTCGTATTTGTGCACCAGCGACTTAAGATAATCGTCCAGGGCTTTCTTGTTTTCGCGATACTTACCCGTAGTCTCGTCCAGCTGTGCGTTATAGTTGGGAATGATGCGGTTCAGCTCGGCCACGGCCTTTCGCCGCTCGTCCATCGAGCGTTTCTCGTCGCGTGCGGCAGCCACGAGCAGGTCTATCTTGGTTTTCTCTTCTGCCGCCCGTTCGATGGCCTGCCGTTTTACCTCGTTAATCCTTTTCTGCGCTCGTACGGCAGCATCCGTTCGACGGCTGAAAATCAGCAAGGCACCCACCACGAGCGTTATCGCCCCTAGCACTGCCCCCCAAGGGTTAAGCTTGAGCACCACGTTGAAGGCCTTTTGCAGGGCGATGGAACGCGTCATGGTTTTGTTGAGCACGGCATGGCGCAGTACCGACAGTTCCGTCATGGCGTTCTCTATGGCCATGGCTGCAGCCTTGAGTTTGGAGGCAGCCACAGCGCGTATTCCCCACAGGTATGCCAGTTTCTGCCCCGCCACATAAGCTGCAGTGGTGGCGATGAGCACGCCCAAGGCTTTTCCCACCATTAGTATTCCCTCGTAATGTTCGGCCAGGAACTTGAGGATGCCCACGGTGGAGAGCTTGGCGGCCATCATCATGTCTTCCCACTCTTGCTTGATGGGCAGGAAGGCATCCCCCAGTTTCTTTTGTGCATTGGTGAGGGCCACGGTGCGCTGCACGCTGCGGTCGGCAGCCGACACATAAGTTTCGCCGGCCTTGGCCAGCTGCCCTTCAACGATGCTTGCCACGGCCTTCATGAAGTTTCCCGTCTTCTTGGTCTTTTCACCAATTTCGGCTGCTGACAGGCCAAGGTTGTCTAATATCTGTGGCGACTGTCGTCCCAGTCCGGTAACGATGGAGTCGACCATGTAATCGAGCGACTGCCCCGTCTGTTGCGCCTTGAGTTGGGCGAAGGCGAGATACTTGCCAAGGTCTTCAAGAGGTATGCGGAAGTCGTTGGCCTTTACGGTCGCCTTCATCAGTTCCACGTCGTCCACCGTATTCTTCGTGGCCTGGCGCAGGCCTTGCAGGTAGTCTTCCGAGCCTATGCGCCTGAAAGCGTGCGTAATGCCATCGGCTGCCTCGGCCAGTTCCACACCCTTGTCAATTACGTCGGTAAGCATGCCCAATGATTTTTGGGCGATTTGGCCAACCAGCGCACCAAACTTTGCCATGAGGTTACCCATCATCACGTTTATGCTGCTGTCGCTTATCAGGTGTTGCCGAAGTTTCGAGGTGCTGACGCGCAATTCTTCCATGCGCAGGTTTACGGCAGCCAAACGTTTCTGAAGGTCGCCGAACTGCTGTGGCGAGGCTGCTTGGGAGATGTTGTCCATTTCGTTGGCCAGTTCCTTGGCATACTTCCGCAACTGGTTCATGCTCATGGCCGACGTGTCGAGTGTGGATCGCATCTCGCGCAATCTCTTCTCGTTTTCCGAGATGCGTTTCGAATATCCCTTCATCTCGGTGTTGAGCTTGCGGTATTCGTCCGTATTCTTCTTGCCGGTGGCCTCCATCTCGATGAGTGCCTGCCGTCGCGCCTTTTCCTCCTTGCGCAGGGATTCGGTTGATTTTGCCAACTGGTGTATAGCCTGTTGTGCCTTAGACGAGTCGGCGGAGATGACATACTTTATCTCGTCCTCAGACAGGTGTTTCTTTGCCATGGTTAATTTGTTTTGAGTGTGTGTTTCGCGGTTGTGTCTAAAATTTCACGCAGTTCGTTACCCAAACGGGCACGCACTTCATCCGTAAAGCCGTACGTCAGTTCGGGGAACGTTTCGTGATACAACACACCCCACACCACGCGGTTGTAAAGTGCATGATGGGCGCGGCGGTATTTGGCCAACCGGTCGGTACGGTGGCGGTAGGCCATGTCAAGAAAACGCAGGTAAGGGAGGGCGCGGACGTAGAAAGTGCGTGCGTGGCCCTGTGAGGTGGAAATGGAACGGCGTGCCGAGAGCGAGGCACGCAATTGCCCCGTCCTTTCGTGGTATGCGCTGCGCAAGGTCTGCTCTTGCGTTGCGTGAATTTTGCGGATGCCCTCGGAGAGGGTGTCGTGTACGAACTTGTCGCGTACGAGTGCGTCTGTTATCATACGGCAAAGATAACAGGCGTACGCATAGGGTAAAAGGACAAATGCGTTACACCTTATCAGGCTAAGGGAGCGCGACGAGTGTTATGCCCAACGCAAAAACATGTATGGCCAAGCAGAACTGAACCGCCTGTGGCCCGGGGCAAGGCGTTACGAGCCATGCCCACAACAGCGGGCCAACAATGGGGCAAAGCATGGAACACGCCATGAAGAGCAGGTAGCCCGAGCAACCCCTGCCCCATGCGATGAACGGTGCTTGCACTAAGGCAACGAAAAAGTAGATGAAATAGAACAGCTCCATGGTTAATCGTTTTATTTTATCGTCGGCGGATACGACAAGGCTGCGCTACGTGTTGTCGAGGTTCTTTTCGCAAAACCTCCGGGGCGTTTCCGCACACCCGACACGGCGCAGCCTGAATACGTTTACTATGGCGTAGATACGAAAACAGCCGACAGGGGTCGGTGGCATTCGCACCGCGAAAAGAAGTTTTGACACCGCGAAGATAAACATTTATTTTTACATGTGCAAGCGCTTCCGAATCTTTGTTTTGCCGTTTGGGGTTGTTTGTTGGCGGATGGTTTGTAGAAATCGTGCCTTTTCGACACAGAGTGTTGGCGCAAATATTGTTCTGTTACCATAAGGGCAAAGATTGGTTATATCCAACATGGGGTAAAGAACAAAAAGTTTTGTTTTATATGAAAATAATTGTCAGAAAACTTACACATAACCAAAAGATTATGTACCTTTGTTTTGTGATAAGAAACCAAGTGGTAACTAAAACTTTAAACAATGAATGAAGAAATGCTAGAACGGCTGATAAGCCAAAAAGAGAAAGAAATCAGAGATTTGCAGAAATTCGCAAAATAGCTCGGGAACGAGCACATAGAAAAGCAAATCGATTTAAGGCTCGAAGATTTAAAAAAGCTCTACGAACAGAGAAAGAAGTAAAAACCAAAGCTCTCCCCCACGAGGGGAGAGCCTAAAAAGAAAAGGAAATGGAAACATACGAAGATTTGTTGAAAGAGTTTGAAGCCCTGCTCGGCAAGGACGACGAACGGAGCGAGCGACGCAAAGACGAAATCGTGGCGTGGATGGAGGCCAACGGCGATGAGGGGGCGAAGCGTGCATGCGAAGAGATGATAATGCGCAACCTCGGTCGCATCGACGGCGACATTGCCACCATCCGCCAACAGCTGGGCAACCGCTACGACATCCTGCCGATGGCCTACATTGCCGAGCATTACTTTGGCAAGAGCAGGGCGTGGCTTTATCAACGCATCAACGGCCATAAGGTGCGCGGCAAGGTATACACGCTGAACGAGGAGCAAAAACGAACGTTCAACGAAGCCTGCCAAGACTTGGCCAAGGAAATAGGCTCGTTCAGGCTGGCATGACATTTCTGCACTGCTTGTTCATCTTATCACACCCCGCCCGGAGCATGAGCCTGTCCCGGGCTTTTTCGTGCCTTGCAGCGTGCGTGGGGCAGGGCCTAACAGGGTGGTTTGTAGAAACGCACGCTTTCTAGGCTAGAAAGCGTGCGTTTCTACGATAAAAACCATGCGTTTCTAGGCTAGAAAGCGTGGGTTTCTACAAACACCTGCTAACATGCTGGCATTAAACGCGTTATGCAACTACGGCGAACGCGCCACGCGCCTTTTGGGGTGGGCTAGCAAAAAGGCCGCGCGTTTCGCAACGGACGGCCTTGATTTTAGAAATGCTAAAAAAATATCATGTGTAACTTACTTGGCGCGAACGTCCTGCCCACGTGGGGCTTTCTCCCTGAACATCCAGCGGAACGAGATGCCTTGCGAGCCGGGGCGGTAAAATGTTGGCCATCTTGTTTTTTACCACCATCCTTTGATTTTGCCGATAAAATGTTAAGCCCCTCACCTTTATAGGGGGTGAGGGGCAGGTGCGCCCGTAGGCAGGCGGGCGACTTTTGTCTTAAATGGCCAACAGAAGACCATGCCTAAATGTTTTCTGCGGCACGGCGGATGCGTTCGCTAAGGTCGAAAAGCGAACCTCGCAGGTGTTCCACCTCTTCTTCATTGAACCCCCCTATGCCACCGTTACCGTCTATTCCATCCATCTTGTGGTAAAACCATGATGACGATTTGCTGAAATACCTGTTGGCAAAATCCATCCACGACACCGAGAGGGTGATGTCTGCCAATCGTTTCTTCATATCGGCAACTACTGCCGGCTTCTTAATAGTTGTTTCCATGTTTCTTTCTTTTTTTGGCCCTTCCCGAGAGGGGAAGGGCGTGTTGGTTGTTAATAGGGCTGGCGAAGCATTGAGTAGAACTTTTCTATCACTGCTTCAAGCAGCTTTGGAATCTTTGATGTTTTGGTTTCGTTCTCCCTGAGGATGTTTTGAATTTGCTCGTTCATATTTTGCTGTTTTTATTGTTCTTTATTGTACTGCTAAGTTAACACTATAAAAGAACTACAGCAAGTTATAACGTGCTTAGATACAGAGCGCTAGCTTTGTTTAGCTTTATTCGGGTCACGTTTTCTACAGCCTTCCACTGCGAGTTTCCAAACCTGCCAGTGTTGTTACTTTTCGTGATATACGCCAACGCCGTTTATCATTTGCACTTCAAAATTACTAATAACATTTGACACTTGTGCGTTAAGGCTAAAGTAAATTCCAACATTTAGCGTTCACTGACACAACAGAGGCCGATGCATCCCTGCATCGGCCTCCAACTAAAACCTAAACAATCTTACTAACTAAAAACCATGAAAACATTAACTATATGAGTATGAAGGAGAAAGTGCCTAGTCTGCCAGCCGCACGTATCGCATGTACGTGAGCTGCGTGTGCGGGTTTCGCCCTACGGCCTGCATCTTCACCGCCTTGCATCCCCAGCGGAAGAAAAGGAAACGGCGGGGTATGCGATGCACAACGATGTCGAGCGTGTCGCGCGCATGTATCTCGCCTATGAAACTGTCTGCGCGAAGGCAGCCGGCGAACGACAGCCAGGGGTCGCGATATGAGAGGCAGGGCAGCGTGTCGGTGCGGCCAGGTGCAATTTTGACTACGCTGTCGTGCACCATGGTGCGTACCACGGTCTGCGTGCGGTAGACCGTGCGGGCCATTTCTTGCAATCGGCGGTTGCGTATGCCCAGCGAGCGTGCCACGAGCAAGAGTGAGTCGCCCTGTCGCGACAGCTCGCCAACCCTTAACGTCAAGGCCTCGATGGCCATGACGTTGCGCCCATCTTTTGTCACCCGGCGTTCCATGCGCGCCTGTTCTCCGCGCAGCAGTAGGATTTGGTTTTGCCGCAGTCGACTGTTCTCGCTTTTCAGTTGGCATGCCCAGCTTATAGCCGATGCCAATGCAAGCACATGACCAGCAAGCAGCACGGCTACCATTACGTTACTTATCCGCATATCCTGTTCACCATCTTAATCAGTCCAACCATCTGTGCGAAGTATCCCGGGGCGGTGGCATATTGGCTGCCGTGTCCATCGCAGATACGACGTGTAAACTCGATGGCATTCTTACGATAGGGCCAAGCATCGGCATAACCAGGTTTCTGCAACAGTCGCGTGTGTTCTTCGAGACACTCTTCCAGCGAGTCGAAGTCTTTGAAAAGTCGATAGACAGTGTAATACCAGCGGTTGCCGGTCTTACACTTGGCCACCGAAACGATACGTTCTGGTGCTGCGAACTGCCTGTTTGGCGTATTGAAATACTCATGCGTGAGAACTAGTACCGTGCGACCTTTCCATGCAGAGCCGCGCGTGATGCCGAAGAGGTTGAACTGCCCCACGCGGTTCTTTCCCCATCCGCTTTCAAGAATGGCTTGCGCCGTAACGAATTCGGGTGCGATGTCGGTGGCCTTCTTGGCTGCTTGGTAAATCTCGCGTGCGAAATCAATCTGTTGTTGTGTAGCCATGATTGTCGGAGTTTATTAGGGTTCGGCGGTATATTCGCCGCGGTCGTTGAAATCTTTTAGCCGTTTAACGAACGAGGGGGGCAGTATGGGATAGATGGCTTGGATGTTCTCAACGCACGAAAAGGCCTCGCGCACCATCATGAACACGCACAGGTAAGTGCCTATCCATTGCGTTGCTCCCACCACGCTGCCTTGCACGGTGTAGTTAGAGAGAACGTTGGAGAGGATGAGCAGCACGATGTAGATGGCAATTTTCTTGCCGAATTTCGAGAAGAACGATCCGCTCGAGGCATCCTTGTGCATCAAGTGCTTCACTATGCCCAGCACCGTGTCTACGGCCACGAGTATGGCTATCCACTTGGCGAATTCCCAATCTTGGTACAGGTATCGGGCGATGTCTGCCACGATGGAAAGTGGCAGCGATGTAATGGCTATCATTGGTAGTTTTTTCATGTTGTTTCGGGTATTGATGTTACAAAGTTACGCCTTTATCCCAGCCGTTCAAAGGACCGTTTTAGGGCGTGAGTTCCCAGCGCGTCGGGAGCTGTAGCGTTGAGCATCAGCGTCCATCCCGAGGCTTTTAGTTCCGAGGCCACGAAAGGTACAATCTCGGCATGAGCAAGTGAGTCGCGAGAGAGCCAATTGAGTTCTCCCCTCTCTGCATCTGCCATCATCCAAGCATGGACTGTCGTGAGCAATTTCAACGTCCTATCGGAGATAATGACATGCTCCATTGGATCGGCATGGTCTGAATACTTCATTGCGACTGTAATGGCCAGACGCTGAGTGTACTGATAGGACCTCCTTCCGTCGTCGCCAAACTCGAACTCGCCGTAATCGGCAAAGAGAAAACTACCCGTCAGGCGTTCAACTAACGATTTAAGTTCGTCAAACGTCTGCCCATATACATAATGGTCTATTTCTGGAATACGCGCCTTATCCGGTAGTCGCTCAAGGATATCCAACATTTGTGCATATTCTGCAAACTCACTCTTGCCCAATGTAGCCATCGAGCGTATTCCACGTTTGTTTGGAAATTTTGCAAAGTAAAGAAAGAGATCCACAATCATATTATTTCATTTATGATATTAACAGGCAATCCGGTCTCAGTGCTAATCTTAGTCACATCATACTCCATTCCATGCAATGTACGCACCGACTCTATTGTTTTTTTTCGCAGAATGCGGAGATATGTAAGCACGTTAAGCTGTTCCACGGCCGTGGCGTCACCAAGTCCATCGGCCGACAAATCGTATAAAGCGTCAGCTGCATCTGTGGTGATGGGATGCGCCGGCTTTTCGACAAACTTGGTCAACAGTGCAAACTCGGTTTTAGTGAAGAGATAGGCGTTAAAGGCCTGAAAATTCAACGAAATGGCTGCCAACAATTCTTGTGGCAATTGAGAGAAGGCCGTAGCCAGTGCATGCGCCTCCTCCGAATTATACGTGCCAGGAAAATAGAGAATGGCTGCCAAGAGTGGTAGCGCATCGGTCTTACTTTTTAACAAGGAGCGTGCCTCGATATATTGCAGGGCGGTCAATGAGCAAGTCAAGCTATCGTAGGTCGTGTTCACCGTGTAACCAGCATATTCCAGCTCATCCACCCGCACTATGGGTATCAATTGCGCACAGAAACAAAGATTGAGAACATATTGATAATCCATGGTACGCAGCTTACGTGCGATGGGCAGAGAAAGCCGGAAAGGATCCGTATATTGGCACATCCTCCGCTCATTGGCAGGTAAATGAGCCAATATAGCATCATTGTCGGGGTATTGTATTCGAAAGATGAATGTCAATCGTTCAGCGATGCATACCAGGTTTGCAATGGCATTCTCGTTGCGCAGCCTACGCCAGTCACATCCAATGGCGTCACAAACATAGCGCACTCCGACCTCCCCTGGCGACAACTTTCCTGCTTGCATTTGTGCAAGGTGTGAAACTAGTCGTACAAAAAGTTCCTGTGACAATTTTTCCCAGGTATTGGGAACAGCAAGGCTCATTCCACGACACGTGAGTTTAATAATCTCTTTCATGGAGCCATCACAATTAAATCCGACGAATCGTTATACCGTGAATATGAACAAGCGTCCACGGTGCGTTCATCCAACAATAAGTCCGCATCGGCCAGCAGATTGTCCGCTTCCGCTTCAAGCGACGCTGCCAACTTCTCGGCATTGCCGTGTTCGTCCGGTCCTTGCCGTGCCGCCTTATTGTCGGCGAAGAGGTTACGTATCGTGGGCGGGAACTCAAGCATGTCAAACCGCCTTAACGCCTTGGCCACCGTCCGCTTCGCCAGGGCGAGACGCAGCATGGGCAATACGCTTTCCTTATCCTTGGCCTTAGCGAAGTAAGCGGCTAAGCGTTCATCCAGGCATTCTTTCTGTAGCGGTACGGTTCTAAAGAAAAAGAGATAAGACAGATCGATAGGATATATCAAGTCGAATTCGTCGGCCGAACGTAGCTGGCATTCGTCGAGCAGTCGAGAATATCGCGCACTTTTCCATAGTTTTGCCGGCGAGCCTTCCTTAAGCTCACCCTGCATCAGTTGTTGGATGAGATTGTCCATCGCGGCGAAATAGTTCTCCATGTAAGCGCGTTGCATGCCCTCTATTTCGTACTTATATATGTCTGTCCCTGCTTTACGCCGCGAAATCGAATCGAAGACCAGTTGAGCAGCCAACGTCCGATTTGCCATGGCAGCCCTTAGCGCATCGAGCATATCGCCCTGTTGACTTTTAACAATAGTTACATACACGGCAGACGATATTATCGACTCGATGTTCTTGCGCGCCGACCTTGCCGAAGGCAGATAGTCGACCATGGCCTTATTGGTGTCTACCCCAGGGGCATATTCAACAAAAGTGGCCAAGTTACCAAATAGTTCTTCTATGACATTCATGATTGCTGGTTGTTAAGTCTGTCTTTCGGAGCGATATCTTCCTGGCGTTGTGGAACCTCTCGGTAGAAACCTATCCGCAGACCAGTTGCATATAGCTGTGGGAAGTTCACTTGCAAGGCCCAGTTTAGAGGTTCGCTGCATATTTCGTCTTCCGGGGTAAGGGACATTATATATATAAGGTAGTTGTAGTAGGCGTCACTGCCCGACTTGCTGATTACACCCTCCTTATCGATGGCCGATATGGAGGCGTCAAGCCCTACGCTTGCCAAAAGAGCCTGCTCGGCTCGCTTGTCGTAGGCAATCAGTGCATCGATATATTCCTTATAACGTAAGTCCACTGTCTCAATCTTCCATTGCTGCTCATGCCCTTGCGCATCGGTAAACGAGAACGTGGAGTAGGCCTTACCTTGATTATGCTCTCCACTAAGGTAACAACTAAACTTGCGCAACTCTTCACGGATATATTGCACAAGCACGCTCTCATGCATTTCTGTACCGATGTCTATCCCGTTGTATCTTATCAACTCTTGCTTTTTCGCCTTGCGTGTCTTATTCTCTTCACATAATCTCTGTATCTGATTACGCTTGCTTTCCACCCAAGCGTTAGGAATGATGATGTGTATCTTTGCTGCAAGGGAATTTCGCAAGAACGAATTAATATATATTGGCGTCTTGTTACTGCCCTGAATGTAGGGGCGCGAGCCTTGATGAGTCTCATTGGTTCCATAGAACTCATCTATCGAGGTCTCTCTATGATGGGAAATGGCGGCGAACTGGTAGTTATCCACTTCTGAAAGATTGAACTTCGGATATATCTTATAAGAGCCGATACCGTATGCCCAACGACCAACGGCTACGTGACGGAAGTCCGAATATTGTACCAGTTCCCGCGCCATGTCCTGATGTGTGGTGGCCAGTCGACATTGCGTGTTTTCCATCGCTTCAAGACCAGCCACGGGCATCATGCCCAACCGTTTACCACGCGCGAACCTCCATTTAACGAAGAAGTCGCCGAAGTAATAATAATTGATGATACAGGCCTTACAAAATTCTTGAACGCTGGCCATTCCGTTGCCCTGCCATGAGTTCAACCAATTATCCACCTCCGGTACGCTCACATATTCGCGGCGCAACTTTCCCCCTCTCATTGCATAACGATAGGTCATTGGCCCATGGCCATAGAGCATCTTAACCTGCTTGCGATATAAGCGTGGCAATATGCGGTTCCGCTTTATCTCCCTCGCCACGTCTTCGCATTGTGCGTTGTTACGTCCTCGGGCACACACTTGGTAGCCGTTCACGCCCAACCATACTTTCTCATTGTATGGCAACTGCTCGCCATCGGCAACGGCAAGAGATGGAAGTGAGAAAAGCTGTTCACCTTCACCCACTTGGAAAGAGATGGCATTGCCGTCATTGACGTAAAGGCCAGCGTTGCCGTAAAGTTCGATACTATCTGTCATAACCAGTTTATCTTGTGAAGTTTATATCCATCATTGGGGAAAGCCATATATCGCACCAATATACGATAACACATCTTCGGATTTCCTTCGGAGTCGCTAAAGAGCAAATAGTTCTCAGCGGAAACGGTAAAACGTTCGTCGGGAAGTTGCGTGCGCCACTTGCATCTTTCTTTCACCACCAAACTCGCCCCCGCCTCGCCACGGCTACGGCTGTATGGAAAGAAGCACAGGGTGAAGTACCCCTCGGGCAACTTACTAATCTCCCTTGCCCATTGCAGTGCATCGGTACCAAGCATCTCGAAACTTGTGTTCATACCGCAAAAGTAACGTATGAACGCGTGCGCGCAAAGGACCGCCCTACCCCCCTCCCCCTCAGATTTCCGATTTTTTTTTGGGGGTGCACCGAAAATGGCAAACTCAGCGGTGCGTGGTGTTTTTCCCCTTTTGTCATTTTCATTTTTCAGGTGGTCGCTTATATATTCATTGAAACACAACACGTTAGGTTTTGTAGCCATGTAAAAGTTGTTCGATATTGCCCCGCGTGGCGAAATTATTGTTTGCTCCGCGCACACTTATTAGCCCCTAATTAGCCCCTTTACGATACAGAAAAAGCGTTAAGCCACCATTTATACCCTTTCGCAAGTATAACCTAGGCTTAACGCTTCGCATGGTTCGCCATCAAATGGCGGTGTTATCTGGTAAATCGGTTGGGAATGTGCTTAAATCGCTTTTAGCAATGTCGCCATAGAGGCCATAAAGCAAGTATATCATGGCACTAGGCAATTGCGTTGTCAGGCCGGCCTGCCGTTTCAGCGGCTCTTTCTTCTCCGAACTCTTGTCCAGTTCTATCGAGTTGCCCTTCTTCACTAGGGGGCTAATCAATATTGCGCTGCACAGGTTCTTGCACTCGTTCTCGCAGATGCGCACGCGGGGCAAGAAGTTGCGCTGCTCACCGAAGAGCATCAGGCACAGCTTGAACTGCTGCCAATGGTAGATGGTGGCCGCGCCCTCGTTGTGCAATATCACCGAAAAGCCATAGCCCTCTAGGGCGGCTTTCAGTGCACGGCTATCGGTGGTAATCTGTTCCAGTTCTTCGCGACGCTTGTTACCCGCGCGGTCGGGATAAAGGTGCACCACCTTGTCCTGTGCATCAGCCCCAAAGAACTGGTAAAACTGTTGCGCCAGGCTATCTTGCTCCTCGGGGTAGTACGCCCAAAACTCCTTGATGATGTCAAGCTGTCGGCCGTAGTCTTTCTTCTGCCCCACAACCATTGAGGAGAACGCCCCAGGGTCGTAGCCCACGTATAGTGGCTCGCGGCGGTCGTAATGGCGAAGGTAACGGGCTGTGAGGGTGAACTTGTCTTTGAGGTCGTGCCCAAGGATGGCGTCGTAAACATAGCTGTCCTTGAACTGATGCTTCGCTTTATCGTAGGCAGCGAAGAACTTGTTTGTCACCTCCTTATGCCGCACGCCGCAGATGGCGGTGAGGAACTCGTCCATGTCCAATGTGTCGAGCTGGGTCTTGAAAAACTTCGGCCCTAAGATGTCCTTATTGCGAAAGCTCGAAGCGCGGATATAGTATACGGCGTTGCGACGCATGTCGGCCAGTCGCGGTTTCCATCGCGCAAGGAAGGAGGCTAGCTGCTGCTGTTCCAGTCTTATCTTCTCCATTGAAATGGGGTTTTTCGTTTCGCGCATTTCTCGGTTCAAGACGAACTGCCGATAGAGTGATTTGTTCACGGCCAATGAAACTGAAGCAATTTCCTCAATAAGTTCATGGTTCATATTCCGCTCGTAATCTTCGAACCAATCATCTTCGCCCAGGTCAACGCGCGCCGTGTCGCTTACGCCAGTAACACCTTCATAGTAAGCCGACTTACGTATCTCGGCCGAGCCACCACGCAACGACGGGAAGAGGCGCGACTTAAGTTTTTCGCCCGAATTGTGTTTCATCTCCTCAATAAAAGCATGCACGGCGTTTCGTCCGGCCACGCTCTCGGGCTGGTCGCTACTCACCAGTTGCAGATGCGCGCCATTGCGGAAGATAACCGAGTGTTTGGCGTAGGAAACCGGATAGCGCGGCAAGCGGAAGTGGGAGGGCAAGCGCGTCTCGCCAACGACATAGTCCACGCCATATTCCAGCATGGCGCGCTGGCGGCCGTTAACGATTACAGGGCGCGAGAAGTAGGCTTGTATGTTCGGCCACACGTTGGTCATCAATGCCACATATGTCTTATGCACGAGGAACGACAATTCGCCCGGCATGTCGTTGGCCACGCGTATCAGCCGTGGCCCCATCACACCCTCGGTCTTTCCCGTGGCGCGACCCCATTCGGCATACAGCATGTTGGGGTCAATGATGCTGGCCAACATCTGCACGCCATTCATATAATAGAGTTCGAACTCCGCAGCGAGGTTATCGTGTTGTTCAATCATTGTCAATATCCTGTATTATTTCGGCATCCTCAATATCGGCATCACGCAAGAGACGTTTCTTCTCCGCCTTTTCCAACGGTAAGCTCTCTATCAAATTGATATAGAATCCGCGGTTGTGTTTGGCGGCAATCTCCTTAAGGCTGCGTTTGGCAAAGCCCATCTCCTCGGCCGTTATCTCGGGCGAGAGAATGAAGGTCACGCCCAGGGCGGTGTCGGTTTCGGCCACCTCCGATGCTCGTCGGCGGCATTCCAGTGCTCGTTCGTAACACTTGCCCTGAGTTTTGTAGTCGCCGGCCAATGCGCACATTTTTGCCAACCGCTCGAACTGGTTGGCATACATCGTTTCCCAAATCTTCACAGGCACGTTGTTGTCTGTGCAAAAGAAGTTGATGGCCTCGTACACCCGCGCTTGCGCGGTTCGCATTTCCATTTTGGCGTGCTGTTCGGCGGCCACGCGCATGCGCAGCTTGCGTGCGGCTCGTGCCACGTCGCGTTCGTATTCGTAAATTTCCATGGCCCACTGCAGCTGCAACAGGAAACTTTGCAGCTCCTGGGGAATGGCGTCGCCCTTTCCTGTTGCCAGGAAAGCGGAGACGAGATCGGGGTGTAGTTGTTCAATTCGTTCGAGTTGTGTCATACGCCGAAAAGTTCTTTGCGCAGCTGTTCCTCGTTGGCCTGCCGTAGTATGTCGCGAAGTTGCTTCACGGCCTCGGTGTCACCCTGCTTGGCCTGCTCGACGAGCCTGTCAAGTATCTGTCGCACGTCTAGGGATAGTTTCTCCGCATCGGCCAGCCAGTCGAGAATTTGCTGCATGTCATTGTCCATGCGGCAAAGGTAGGCAGTGGCGAGGGGCGAGCAAAAGACAGGTAAAGGGGGGGGGGGGGGGGGGAAAGGATATAGGGCTGAAGGGAGGAAAGACCGCCGGC